GTGCATAACAATAGAATATGGACAGATGGTGATGGACTTTGGAGTACTGTTGCAAAAGGCGTAAAGGTAAGACACGCGAACTTTTTAGTACACAAGGAAATAGATGATGACGAGGCGCTAGGCTACTATTGGAGTGGTGGCTTGAGTGGACACGTACATTATGATGGCAGTGGCAAAGACGGCACTTGGTATGATGGTGGCGACGTTGAGACGCAATTAATAAACAAAATTAAAGACAAGGAAAGCGATGGCATGATTTATGGCAATGGCGCTTTTATAGACAACTTGCAAAAGTACATGATTGAGACTTGTGACTTTGACAAGGAGCTTTTACAATACTTGGATTTTGATTACAGTGAACAAGGAATGCAAGATGATGAGAACGTTAACTTGGACGTTGACTTAGATGCAGACTTTTGGATAGAGGCTATTGCTTATGCAAAAGAGATGGGAATAAAAATTAACTTAAACACTGACGTGAGATACGAGGCGGCGTAAAGCATAGGTGTTGCAAAAATACAACAGGTGTTGCATAAATGCAACATCTATACCCCGTGTAAATTAATTACAAAAAATGGTTGACATATAGCAAAAGGGGTGCTATATTAAGAGTATAATAAGAAACAGAAAGAGGGCAAAATGTTATCACTAATAGGTTTATTCGCAATCGCGTTCGTCGTAGTCAAGTTCTTCCCGGACATACTGATGTTCACAGTTAAAGCTGGCATCGTTCTAATCGGGCTTTACTTCCTACTTGGAGCACTCCTTTGGATATTTGGGGCTTCGATCGCACTAAACATCAACGGAGCATTATTAGGAATTTAATGGTTGACAAACATCTATTTTGGATGTATATTAATAATATAAACTAAAAAAGCGAGGGCAAAAATGAGTACAGATTTAAAAAGCAGAAACAGAGGCACAGTAGGATTGACAAGATTCTGGGGTGGCGAGAACAGAGGAGCCTGTGTGCAGGTTACCACAGCAAGGGATTGGAGAAAAGAAGGCGACACTACTGCCGCAGACAAGTTCTTCAATCATGTTACATTAAGCAAAAGCGAGGCAGTGGCATTGGCACAGGACTTGTTGGACTTTGCAGGCGATACCGCTGAGCAGGAGTTCGACGATGCAGTATTGGAGGTACAGGGCAAATGAAGACAGCAATCACGTTCATAGGATATCTTTTGGTAGCATTGGGTATCGTGGCAATGGCCGGATCAGCAGGAGACTGTGATGGCAAGTGTGTGGAGAATGCCAACACCATGTTAGAGATGTTGACGTTCGCAGGCATAGGGTTGGCAATGTTCCTATTTGGTTTCATGTTAATTTTACAGAAAAACTAAATTAGGGGTTGACAGTTACAGTAAAAGATCATATACTGTATACATAATAAGAAATTAGGCAATAACAACATTTACAAGAGAGGGCTAAATGACACAACAAATAAAAATCAAATCCGGTAGTTACAAGATCAGAGGCAAGGACGTAGAACTTGCTGGCATGGTATTTCCAATGGTGGAGCCATTCAAGGTTGGAGCCGCTGGTGGTTACGTAACAGTAGACGGCAAGGCGATTGCTGGCTTTCCAGATCGTAACATCAAGATCAAGATTGACTCAGCAGATGACTATGAGTTAACAAGAGCGAAAACAACTGTTAGAGAAGAGACAGATGAAGAGACCATCGACCGTCTCAGAGAAAGATTCCAAATCCTAGAAGACATGACTCGTGCTTGTAAGAAGGGTGATGTGAGAGCAATGATCGTTACAGGCCCTCCAGGAGTTGGTAAGAGTTTTGGTGTAGAGAAGGTTCTTGGCAAGCATGAACTGATCGCTGAGCTGGGTGATAGACCTGCCAAGTATCAAGTTGTCAAGGGTGCAATGAGTGCCATTGGTTTATACTGTAAACTGTACAACTATGCCGACAAGGACAATGTACTAGTTTTTGATGACTGTGATAGTATACTACAGGAAGATCTATCGCTGAACATTTTAAAAGCGGCTCTGGACAGTAAGAAGACCAGACGTATCCATTGGAACACAGACTCATTTAAATTAAGGAATGAGGGTGTGCCGGACAGTTTCGAGTTCAAGGGTAGTGCGATATTCATTACCAACATCAAGTTTGACAACGTTAAGTCAAAGAAGATGAGAGATCATCTAGAAGCAATTGAGTCCAGATGTCACTACATCGATCTCACTATTGATACTGAGAGGGAGAAGATGCTACGTATCAAGCAGATAGTGAGTGATGGTATGTTGAAGGACTATCAGTTCTCAGAAGAAACAACTGAGAGAGTGATGGACTTCGTGGACATCAACAAGAAGAACTTACGTGAACTGAGTTTACGTACAGTACTTAAGATCGCGGACTTGGCCAAGGCGTTCCCTACTAACTGGGAAGCTATGGCAGAGAACACAGTACTACGTAGAGCCTAGCCCTCACTAACTTGCTCCGAGTACTGTTAGCCCCTGGTAGAGTTGTGCCCTCGACTTTATCAGGGGCACTTTTTTGGTTGACATATCAGGATTTAGATCATATACTGTAAGTATAATTAATTAACACAGAGGGCAACATGAACTACAAACTTTACCAAATACACTTAACAGAAGCAGAACACAACCAGGTCAATGCTGAAGGCCACAATAGTGTACCCAAGCACAGACTAAAGCTGGACATGAGCTTCAATGATAACGTGGCTGAGCTGGCCAAGGAAGCCATGGACAAGGGCTACTACACACACGTATCTAACATAGAAGCTGACTCACTAGAGGGTGTGTTTGAAGTGGGTAACATAGGTCCAGAGAGTGCTATAACTAGGCTGGCTAAGATGTACTCTGTAAGTGTTGCGGACGTGGTAGAGACTCCAGAGGGTGTGCGTCACGTTGTAGCGAGTATAGGTTTCAAGCAACTCGCATAGAAAAAAAATAATAAACTAGAGAAAGGTCCTTCGGGGCCTTTTTTTATGACCGAGGGGCACGGGGCGTTATAACACAAACTCTACAAGCTACTAGCAAGTGAGCAGGGGTAAAATCACCACCCAGAAAAGAAAAGTACTTCACCTTAATTTTTTGTAATCTAATTTTTTTGGATCAAATACCCTTTTCGTGTACTGCCCAAACTATAAGCATTAATAGTATGATCAGTATAGCATAGGGTACGTACATTGGATAACGATGTATCATGTGGGTTATTTGCTCAATATATGTGTATATGTACTGCATAACTAATATTTAAACTTGACTATTTCTCAGTTTTATAGTACTATAAGTAATAATATGCAACACACACGTTTAATATTAATTGTCTTGTGTTTGAGCTTAAATGCTTGTTCTTCAGCAACACTATTAAGCTCTATAGGAGTTGGCATGGGTGTGGCTCAAAAGTCAACTGTTAGCACCATATATTCGGGTGTGGATTTGGGTGTTAGTGCAACCACTGATAAGTCAATACGTGAGCATATACTAGGAGATGGCACCACTGATACAGAAGGATCACACCTGCAACGCGATGTTGACCAAGATGGTGCAATCACATGGGTCACCCCCAAGTAAATCTCATATAAAAATTTTTTGCGATCTATATTTTTTCCATTAAATACCCATTTCGGAACATCAACCTCTTCATAAATACAGTTGTTACTTTTGTTCACTATTTTAGGAGACGGCACATGGAAGAACCCAAATTCAACAACAAGATAGAAGATCTTGAAGATCAACTGTGGGACATCAAACAAAGGCTTGAATACGTAGAGTCAGTGTTGGAGATTGAACCAGATGATGAAGATGATGATTACGATCCCACACTACACCCCAGCATGGAAGATGATCATGCAGGTGATGATGACTATTTTGATGAAGATGATCCACTCAAGCACACACATGATGATGGCACTGAGCATTCACATGAAGGTGGTGATGAACCACATGATCATGATGAACCCAACGAAAATCCAGACATAGGGTCATATGATTCACTGCCCTCAGATGTTGAGCCCATCAAGGACGACCTGGACAAGATTGAAGATTCATTGGACGATCCCAAGTAAGGCGTTTCACAAGGGCCACTTATTGGCCCTTTACACCTGGGTTTGCACAACTTGTGGTAAATAATTATACGTTGATCCCTGCACATACATAGGGACGGAAGTAGGATAGCCGAAGCAACGCACTTTGTAATGGAGTGTGTTTGTGATAAAGAAAACCATCAAATATAAAAGATATCGATACCTTTCAGTGAGAGTGTTGCAAGACACCATCAAGGAAGACTCATATGATGTCACATTCACATCAGGTGCATGGCCATCATGGAGACTGTGGCACAAGAACACTGACGAACTGTGCATGAAGGAACTGTTGCAGATATACACCATCAGAGCATGGGTGTTGCAGTGGTTACCTCCTCGTTTAACACATTGGTTGGTCACTGGACGTTAAATACGTGTATGCGTATTTGGATCATGGGTGACAGTTGGGGTGATGAATGGGGCAGTGGTTCCATGCAAGGTGCCAAACCCTCTCAATCACTATCACACACACTACACAAGACATTTGATTGTGAAGTGATCAATCTGTGCAGGGGTGGCATAGGCAACGGCTATGCACTGGACATACTCAAACGTGCCATCAGCAAGGGTGAAACTGCACCCACACACGTGATACAGTTTTGGACAGAGCCCATGCGTGATTGGGGCAAATACTTTCATGTGCCAGGACATCCCAGCTGGAGTGTGGTCAAGGCCATACAAAAGATCACTGCAATACAACAACAGGACACCAGACAGTTTCGTGAAGACAACGGCAATCCCCATTGGGCCATCATAGGAGGTCAAGCACCCATCACTGATGATCATGCTGATGTGATAGGAGCAACCTTCAACATCAATGATTGGCGATCACAACTGTTGGAGTGTGAACTGGACTTCTATGCAGGAAACCTATTGGGATCATATGGCAGTCTTGCTGACTATCCACGCAACCGTGACAGGTACAAGACCAAACGCAAACTGCTGGACAGGGTCACTGCCATCATTGATATGCAGGCACGTAGCAAGGCATTTCCTGACAATGCACATCCAGGATGGCCTGAATTTCAACCCTTGATAGAAAACCTTACTGCTTGGATACGCAGAACATTATAGTCATCTATCTCTGTTGTATAGATCAAATAGTGTACGCACCTTTTCCTCCAGTGTGTCTATCCTATTGTACATCTTAGCTAACACTATCACCAGTGAAACAAATGCCAAAGCAATAGGCCACAGCTGAATTAATACCTCAAGATCCATTGAAATTGCCCCCGATCGTGTGATGGACACGACGCAGTAGATATTTACCTACAAGCCGAGTGTAATTATCTTGTGTGTTATTTGAGTTTTGCTACTTGCTTGATGATTTTTGCTTTGGTTTCACGTCTGTCAACTTCAAATCCAAACTTGCGACCATAGGCTTCCAATTCAGTCTTGGTCATCTTTTCCAGCTTGGCTTTGGACAGTTTCTTGACTTCATCTTTCAGCACCAATGGCTTTGCAGTGATTCCAAAAACATTTTTCTTAATCCAATTGAACATAATATTCTCCACAAGTATTTATCGAGTTAAGTGTGCAGATTACTCTGCACACCCAAAGTTTTTTACTGTGCGTCAGCTAGTAGTTTAGGAAGGATCTTCTTGGATTTGCCCAGCACACGGGTCTTGGCCACTGCATCAGCATTGGATACATCGCCACCCACCACGACAAGTGCAATCATGCCCATGCCTTTGTGCGGAGTGCATTGATACAAGTATATGCCCGGCACTTCAAAAGTGAATGAGTATTCCTTGTTCATCTTGGATTTCTTGGGCTTGTCAAAGCCATCTGGACCAGCAATGAATTCAACATTGTGTCCCTTGCTTGTAGGCAACCATGTGATGGTGTCACCCACATCAATTTTAGCAACGTCGATGCTGTAAACCATTTTGGCACCATCGTCACGTTTGTTCAGCATATCAATAGTCATATCAGCCGCTGATACTGATCCTGATGTGGCAAACAACACAGCCACAGCAATTAAAAAATGTTTCATGTGAATCCTTTCGTTAGTGCGAGATTGAAACTCTTCACTGCTATATATCTGTGTGTTGTGTGCTTATTCTTGATTGTGAATGGGCAACTTCTGTTGTCTGATCCATTCTGCGTGTTGCTCGGGAGTCATGCCTTGTTGTTGTTGCATAGCAGGAAGCTGTTCACGATCCAATCTTTCTTGTTTGGAACGTTTGCTTTGCTGATAAGAGATGTTCAATATCTCTTCCTGTTCACGTATGTGTGTGAGCATATCTTTTGGTGTGTTTTCCATTGCATAGTATTTATTATACTAAAGTTGGCCTGGGCGTGTTATGGAATGTGTGCAACGCAGTTTACACACGTACAACGTCAATATAAAGGCGTCTTAAACGCACATAGACGTCTTTGTAGCACGTTTTAGTACAATGATAGTGTCAAAGTACTAAAGTGCAGAATAAGAGCCATTTAGACGGTAAAAACCATTGTTTAAGGAGTCTGTCGCATAGGGGGATAAAAAGGTAGAAGCTCGTACAGAACATCATTTTGTTGTGTATGGTGTATCCAAAGTTTACAAAACGAAGGTATAGATTTACAAGTTTACAAGCCAATTTACACTCGGCTTACAGAGCCAAAAACCTCGCTACTTTTTTTGCTACCGCTTGTCGCTTTGCTCTGAAAAAAATTTCGCTACCGATTGCTCTAAATGGCTTACCGCGGTGCGGTCGCTTCGCTCTTTTATTGGCAATCTATGAATTTGACTTTTACAAGTTAACCGTGTATAATATGATAAAAATAAACCAATTAAATATCTATATGAAAAAAACATATACACAATTTATACAGTGGCACAAAGCCCACACAGATAGAATGCGAAAGTTATTAGGCGTTAGTCAATATGCTACTATGTGGATTAGTTGGGCCAAAGGTTTATTCATAGGTATAATCATCACACTATTGTTATCCGGTTGCACAACTGTAAAGAACACTAACATCATTTCTGAAGAAAGAAAACAGGAACTTGGTGCTATTGGAAAAACATTAGGTTGTGTGTTTGCACCTAGCTCACCTGAATGTCAACAATTAAGAAAAGACAGTGAAGCATCACAAGACGAACTTAATAAAGAATTCGACGAAATCAAATAAATACTATTGTCGGAAACAAGTTAGGAGAGGGCCATAGTAGATCCATTTAGTGCTATCGCCGCCGCAACTGCGGCATTCAACACAGTAAAGAGATTTGTCCAAGCCGGCCAAGACTTTGAAAACACAGTCGGTCAAATGGGCAAGTGGTATACCGCCATATCCGATTTCCGTAAAGGACAACAGATGCAAAAGAAGCCTCCGTTGTTCAAAAAACTTTTCAACGCAGGTTCGGTAGAAGAAGAAGCATTACAATTATTAATGCACGAAAAGAAAATCCTAGAACAAGAAAAAGAACTTCAAGCACTTTTAAATTTCCGTTATGGTTATGGCACTTGGGACGAGCTCAAAGAGATGCGCCGCAAGATAAAAGACAGACGTGAGAAAGAAGTTTACAAACAGGCACAGATGCGTAAGGACTTTATTGAACTTGTCCAACTTGGTTCTGTGGTTCTTGGTATTGCTTTGGTGGCGTCTGGCCTATTCTATTGGGTAGCAACAACAAGAGGGATATTGTGATAAATGCACTTGTGGTTATTGCTTTATTGGCTACGACTGATGTATTGGCCGGAGCTAAAACGTGGGGTGAGAAGAAAGGCTACACGTATGAGCAACAGATCCGTAGGGGAGAAAGAGAAGCACCCAATCTTGTAACAGCACGGAGAGTGTTCATGGGTTGGATAGGAGAGAACCTTGTATGTATATACGTAGGTCCTAAAAATACAAATGAAGTTATTGTCACTGGTAGAGACGATAGTTGCTTTGGCAGTATCAAAGTCAAATACAGACCAGACCCAACTTTCAACTGGCGTGAGACTGTAAAGCAGATGCGAAAAGACGCAGATTAATATTAACCTTAACACTGGAGAAAATTAAAATGGCTTATTCAAAAGAGCTGATAGATCACTATGAAAATCCTAGGAACGTAGGTTCCATGGACAAAGAAGACAACTCCGTTGGCACAGGACTAGTTGGTGCACCCGCTTGTGGAGATGTTATGAAACTACAAATAAAAGTTAACGAGAAAGGATGTATACATGACGCCAAGTTCAAGACGTTCGGCTGTGGCTCTGCTATTGCTTCTAGCTCTCTTGTTACTGAGTGGGTTAAAGGCAAAACATTGGGCGAAGCTGGGAAAATTAAGAATACAGAAATCGCAACAGAGTTGGCTCTTCCACCCGTAAAGATACATTGTTCTATTTTGGCAGAAGATGCCATTAAGGCGGCTATTGCAGATTACGTAAAAAAGAACACGGTTTGATACCGTGTTCGAGACGCTGTTCGAACTGTGTCTTTATCTTCGTTTCGAATGGCGCCATTCTTGAAGATTGTACAATTTAACTTCTGTTGATTGTATATATTCACTATGGTTTTGGGTACGCACTATGCCACGACCATGAACCACATCACCATCTCTATATCCAAATGGCTTTTGTATAGTAACGTCTATGTATTGCCCGTAGTCTATTCCCAAAGTAACAAACGTAACATACTTACCATTCTTGCCTTTGAATACTCTACCATTAGCAATTACTCCTGCAAACTCTACATGATCCAACCATTTGTGTTCCACAAAACAATTCTTGATAAAACCATTTTGCCACCAACCGGGTTTGGTATCTATGCCCTGTCTGTGTGCTTCTATTTGATATACCCAACTCCTGTATGAGCCTTGACAATGTTTTAGGTTAGCTCTCCAAAACTCTTCCGGGTTGTGTGCTTTCTGATATGCCAATGCCCAAATAAGTCTACCCAAGTTTACTGCATGAGCTCTACACAAACCAAATCCAGATAGTTCTTGTAGTGCCGCCATGGCTTCTTTTTTCTTAGGATGATTACCTAGCTTCTCAACAAACTCTAATATTTTTTCATCATTCTTTTTTGCAAATGCTCTACGATACATATCTGCTTCATACATATCTACCCCTATAAAGTCTGATATGATATCAATAGCATCATCTTCAAACACCACAGAGTCTTGCATAGTTTCTTTTGACCAGTCTTGAAACATAGCGGCCTTTTGTCTACCACTCATAGCAACAGGACGTATCATTGCAGTTGCAAACACACAATCATAAACTGTCTTTGGTTGTATGGCTTTGAACAATCTTCGCATGGCTGGCGACTCTCCTTGTGTTACTCCTAACACATCGCCTCTGCATAACAATTCGCTTGTCTTTTCATCTTGTTCTGGATAGTGTTCTAATTTTGTAATTGAATCTATTTCTAACAGTTGACTCAAACCTCTGTTTGCTAATATGTCAACCTTTAAGTGTTCTAAGTCTTCAATCTCATATTTGTCTAATAATATTTGATTGTCTTGTGATATTAATGATTTAGGTAATTGCCTAGTAAACATAACGATGCCTCCACAATGTTTTGATATTGCTCTCTTCTTGCCTAACAGTTTTCTTTCAATGCGTTTTGCTTCTTTAACATCAATGCCTAAGTTTTCATATTTAAAGTTACGTGGTAAGTTTCCTGTAACACCTAAACGTTTTGCCGCTTCACGTCTTGCACTCTTTTCTTTGAAGGTTACATAATTGGAAAGTCTTGCAGACTTGCCAGGCCACTTTTTAAATATGCGTTGCATGACATCACCTTGACGCCAATGTTCAAAGTCTATGTCAACATCTGGTAAGTCATCACGTAATGGATTCATAAAACGTGCTACTGGTATATTCCATTTGATTGGATCAACATCTGTTATACCAAGTAGATAACATATCAAACTTGATCCAGCTGACCCACGTGTCATGTGTGTTAGGTCATCTGTGAGATCAATGATATCACATATTTGTAAAAAGTAATCTGTAAATCTTTGATTTAGAATTAATTCAAATTCTTCAGCGAGACGTAATTGGTATATTTCCTTGGGCGGTATGGGCCTTTTAAATCTATCCAACAGCCTTTGTATGTTGTTAACATCGGTTTGCATTGTTACTCCCTGTATATGCCTTGAGCCTATTATGTGTATATTTATTATATTGCTTTTTGTTGAATTATAAAAAGTGGCACATTTTGGATAACAAGATTGGCTCTGGGGGTAGGACTCGAACCTACACGGTAAATATATTGCAGTACATCTACCATACGATTAACAGTCGTACGTGTCTACCTATTCCACCACCCCAGAATAAACTTTAGTCTTTCCAGTGTTTTTCTAAGGCCGCTATCATACGTGTCATACCTATTCCACCACCAACTCTTGGAAAGAAGTCAAACTCTAAAAACTTCTCTAGCTCTGCTTCAACTCTGTCTTTGCCAAACAGTTTGAATAATAGTGCTGAGTATTCTCCATTTGTTATAGTGTGGAATGTATCACGCATCATGTCTTTGTCTGTGGAACGTTCTGCTGATCCTATTGTTTCCATGCCACCTAGTATAACATCAATCTTCTTAGATGTTGCACCACCTTCGTGTCTGCTCATGTTCCAAAAAGGACTAGTAAACTCTGGGAAGTCAGTGATCATAGTTGTACCAAACTCTTCATACATCTTACCTTCTTCGTCAGCTGTCATTTCATAATCATTAGCATGGCCATAGTGTTGTTGCCATTCAGCATAAGTTTTTTCTGTGGGCTTTTTAAAGCCTAGGTGTTCACATAATTCATATTCCATCTTCTTAAGATCATCTATGTCACCAGGCATCTCAAATTCAAACATAGGAAATATTATATCATGTCTTCCTGGTATTGCATTTGGTTCCTGTCTATAGGAAGTGGAGACACAAAAAAACCCCTTCGAAGAGGGGCTACTTAATAATTCGTGTTCAAGCCACATCTGGCCTGTTTGGGGTAAGGGCCATACCTGGCCGGCGTAATTGTATGTTGCTACGTTGAATGGATCTTCACAAGCGGCTAGTATGCTTAACCTATTTTGTGTATGGACTTCTTCAAATCCTTTATCCAAAAAAAATGACCTTAAAAGGCCAATTGCGTGTGTAAACTTTGTGGGGGATATTAGTTGCGTCATTTCTTTTTCCTTTGCTGTTATCAGGTCAAAAAAAATTTCAGTCAAACAATCTTGACTTTGTTCTTCTGCCTATCTATTTAGCCTTTCAGCCAATGTTTCAGGCCTTTAGGCTGATCCTTGTATAGCTTGTTACTTGTCTCTACAAGCTGTTGACCTATGTGGTCAGTAGCAGTAAGTCTTTCATTACCTTTAAGTATATGCCTGTTAAATCCTATTGTAAGGTCTAGTGTGTTGCCTGTAACAATGCTGTTGGTACACTTGTCAGCCATGATCTCATGATTGCTTTTTATCATGTGATTGTATCTTGTGTCAATGCCATCACTGTACCATTGCTCATCATCTTTCTGACTTACAAATTCTGCGTTGCTGACACTTCCGGTCATGTCACCCATCACTTTTATAATGTTTGTGTAGTCTATGTCAACTGTGAATCCTGGTATAAGCAGTAGTGTAAATCCTATGCTACGTTTTAATTCTTTGATCCAAGCCACCTGTTGCTCAACTCTAAATGAGTCTAGTTCGTCTCTTTGCAAGTAATTCACATAGCCCATTACTGCATCAACATGGCCTTTCTCACTGTCTGAAGCAAAGTTATCCCAGTTTGCTATTCTATAATTGCTTAATTCAGGCTTGTCTTCAAAGAACCAGTACCTATATGGACTTGTTAATACAACCACAACTATATCATCTTTTGTGATTTTATGACGCACCTCTTTGACTTTGTGCATGATCCATTCGTTACTACAACCAATGATACTGTTATTCAACATAGCATCAACCCTTAACTTGTCAGCCATTTGTCTAGTCCAAGTCCAGTCTGTTTTGTAGTCTACTGTGAATGAATCTCCAAAGATGTATAGTGTTCTCATAGTCCTATAAGTCCCCAACCGTGATTTGCTATTGCGTTAGTTATAATTGCAAGACAGGTTACAATGTGTAGTATAACCCAACATGATCGTAATGTTAAATGGATATGGTCGTCCTTCTTATCATTGTCGTAGGCATGACTACCCATTGCCTTACACCAATACACCCATAACTCTTTAATAAGCAATTATTCCTCCCCATCACTGTCCAAATTCTGTAAGAATGATCTTAACTTTGTGCTATCTGTTTCTGCCTTGATTGGCTTTACTGTTTCTCCCTGATTAGGTTCCTTTGGAGTATCTGGTTCCTTATCAGTTGTAACACTTGTTCTTTTTAAGTTGTCAAATATAGTTGACTTACGTTTGTCAAATTCTTTGTATTCATCATCTTCTGCAAGATCTCTAATACGCAAACTATCTATATCAAATTCTAAATCTATCTTTGCACCAACACCACTAGAACTTCTAGTCTTCATAAGTTGTATCTGATATCTACCACGT